CTATTCTTGCAATGTCTTGACGTGCGACTTGAATCTTACCGCTTTGAGTAATCGTTCCATCAATTTCAATTAAACCTAAATCGGTCAATCGTTGGTATATTTTTGCTAGTTCGGTTGCTCTCGTTTCAGTTGCTTCCATAACCGCATCAAATGGAGTTTCTTCGCTAATTAATTGTAGTACTCTTTGAGTAGTTTCGTTCAATTCAGCAAAGTTTTTTTTAAATAAATCCTCATCATAATTACCAAATAATATTATATCTTCGCTTCCATTTCGTTCACGTCCACAACTAGCAAAAGCGTTTATTATTTCTTCGTCTTTATTTTCTTCGCTTAATTTAAAACGTGGTGTTTCAACTTTAGCACTTGGCATCATAAATTCCTCAAAGGTTACATCGTTTATTATTCCATTAATATCTGCAACCGCATCGATAATAGATAGTATTTGATTACGTCTCATTTTGAAATACGTTTGATTCATCAAGTGAAATGCAATATCTAAATTTGATTGATTGAAATTTCCATCTCGAGTAAAACCAAACAACTCACCACTAACAACCCCGTGACCTTTTAATATATTATTTTGTACACTTTCTCCTAAAGATAAATATCGTTCGTGTAATTGGTTACCGTTTAAATGTAGTACCGTTGGCTCAGTGTCTTTACCATTGTTAAAAACAACCATAACACCGCCAGCGTTATCTGACCCCGTTGCGCTATCAATGATGTAATCTTTTACTTTGTTTCTATCCTCTTCATTTGGTGAAGCACCGTTGTTTAAACTTAGTACAGTACCAAGTGAGAAGTTATTTACAACTTCGCTAAATTCATAATTCTTAATTTCAATATCAGTCATAATTGACTTAATCGAACCGCTATAAGGAATCTGAGGATAGTAGTTTAATGATACCTTTCTTTTGTTTGGATCTAACTTGTATTGCCTACCATGTTCCTTAAATGGAATGATGCAAACCATTTCTTCTTTACGGTCATTTATACTTACATAAGTAATTGGTTTGACTTGGCTATTAGTCCAATCCTCACTCACTTGATATTTTCCACTTTTAGTTACCCTTACCCATTCAAAAGGAATATGTTTTACCTTGCCAATTATTTGACCGCTAGGGTCAAAAATAGCTTTAACATAAGCACTATTACTAATTTCAATATCAGCACTAATGTATTTCAATATCGGGTCAAACATTTTGACTAAATCTTCGTTACCTTTGATACCGCCACCAACAACAAAGTTAACTTTACCGTTAACAATACCTTGATGAACTGCTGAGCTGTAATATAAATAGTTTAACCATTGAGGAATAAGATTATCTTTTCCCCACCATACTAACTCTTGACTGTCATTTTCTAAGAACTCAGGAACTTCAACTTGTCTTGAAAATATTTGTATTTCTTTTTTGCTCATTTCACAATCATTTTACCAATTTCTAATATATCGAAGTTAGCTTCATCAGTACTACTTCCATCACCATCGTACACCCTATATTCATATTCGCCTATTGGTAAATCTAAATCGGTAGGGTCTTCAATTTCAAAGCGTGTGTAACGGTCTGTTGTAAGTTCTGGTATTAAGTATTCTTTTGTTACTATTTGCGTTTGTAATTCTCTAAACACAAAAAAGTAATTAAAATTAACTGCTAACTCCATTACTTGCAGACCTACTATATTAACGCTACCTTTAATTATTTGTATCATTTGGTTGTAAATTTACAAAAAAAAGGCGGACAAATATTAATTCATCCGCCCCTTTTTATTTTATTTTTTCAATTAGGAATTGAACGCTAACAAAGTCGCCAAATCAGTGTTTGACAAATGAGGTGCCATTGCATCCTCTTGACCTGCAAAATTCAACGTGTATCCATTCATATCCCCACCTGCTTGACCACTCACTCCCTCGTGTGTAGTTAGGAATAAACCGTTTTCCAATCCAAAGATTTTGTTACGACCATTACGGTCAGTTGCAATAACTTTGAAATAACCGTTACTTAATGTTTGAACAAGTAAATCAGTGTCAATGTCAGATGCTTTAAGCATAGCCATAACCGCTTGCTCAAAAGTTACTGAATTATTGTCTCTAGTTCCCGTTGGTGTTTGGTTTGCAAACCCTGAATTAATATCTAATTCAAAGTTAAATGCAGTTTTCGTTTGCGTGGCTATCGTAGCTAATCCGCTAGTTACAGAAAAAACCACACCATCAGTATTAATGATGGCGAGTTTTTTTAATCCTGCTCTATTTGCACAATTTGGCTTGGTATAACCGCTTAATAATTCACAACTCATAGTGTTATATTTTTAAGGTTATTATTTAATTAAGATGATGCTTCATCGTATTTAGCAAAGTACTGAGGTCTTGCATAGTTAACTCCAATATCCATTATTGCAGACAATCTTAATGTTCTTTCTTTGATTAAATAATCAGCAAATACACCTTGTAAATCTCCTTCTAAATTAGTTGAAACCATTACATAAGAATAAGGTACAAAATAGATTTCTCCAGTAGATAATTGTGGTACAACTCTGACTGTGTCAGAAGTGCCTGGCAACATCATTGTTTGTGAATTACCCTCTCCCATTCTTTCAGCCGTATAGTGATAGTTGTTATCAGTCAACAAGTTATCAACCAAGTGATTGAAATCTACTTGTGAACAAATAATCTCACCTGCAAGCCCATTGTCTCTAACCTCAGTTGCAACTGTTCTTGATACACCTTTGAAAATAGCAAAAGCGTTTGAAGCAGTAACCGCACCAGCATTTGTAAAAGCTGGAATCAAAGGGTCGTTTTTAAATTTCTTAATCAATCCATTAAACATAGTAAGTTCAGAGTTACCGCTTCCAGTGTCACCTTTGAAAATTAAGTCTTGAACTTTTTTCTCTAATTTCAATCTTGTTAAAGCTAACATTTGTTGTTCGATTGGCAATGATTCCAAAGAATCTTTTGCACCGCTTCTAAGTAAAAGTTGCGCCCAAGTGTTATTCAATGAATTATTACATAAAAATAATTCAATACCTACTCTTTTAGAAGTTAACTCAACTTGAGTAAAAGCAACTGTACCCGCATCGTCAAATCCGCAGTTACTCATTTCTTGAAGTTCAGGGTCAACATCGAATAATTTTACGATAAAAGTTGAATCAGCTGGTACACCATCTTGAATTACTACTCTTGATAGGAAGTCGTTATTTTCAACTAATGCTGGAATTACTTCCGCTGAATTGATGTTAATGTTATCAGCTAAATCGACTGCGGTGTAGCTGAATTTTTCTTTAAATAAATCTTTCATTTTTTTTTATTTTTGTTTAGTTTTAGATAAGCTAATTTTTTTCCAATCAGCCGTTGGGGTTGTTGTTTTAGTTGTTGTTTTTTTCTCTCCAGTTACTAACTCAAAAAGGTTAGCAATTTTTTTATCTTGTTCAGCAATAGTAGCTTTCAAAGATTTGATTTCACTTTTAAAAGTTTCACGTTGGTTAGCAAATTGCTTTGCCATTTCCTCGATTACTTCCTCAGTTACTTCTTCTGTTGGCTCTTCGGTCACTTCCTCAATTTCAGAAACAAGTCCATTTGCATCGACCATAATTACTAAATTCATTTCAGGAAGATTGTAAGTACCCTCAGATGCAACGATGTCGCTTTCTTCTGTTACCAACATTACGGGTGTACCTACTGTAAGGTCGCCTTCCCATTTAATCATTTCACCATTTGATGTTGTAGTTTCGGCAAATGTTTTTTCCTCTTCTTTTTCATCTTCGGTGAAATACTCGATTACTCTTTTTAAGAGCGTTTCTTTTTTCTCCATTTGTATTTGATTTTTAAAATTTACTTTTTCAATATCGAACCACGCTTCAATGCTAAAACCTTTGTAAGTTCCATTTTTCCACTTAGCCCATTCTTTGTCATCCTCAACAAAATAAGATACTATCATTGTACCATCTTGTAGGTTTTGGTCTTTAAATATTTCGGGTGCGTTGTGACCTCTTGCTTTGTCGATATAATATATCTCTTCTAAAAATGCCCCTTTGATTTGCTTATTCTCATCGTGCATAGAGTTAAGGTTGTGCATATACCCTTTCTTCATCATTCTTCTACCCATTTCACGTACTACCGTTGGTGGGAAGAATAGATTGTATTCATTACCTTGTTGGTCACGTCTGAAAATTGGAATATTCGCAGCAATAGCAACCCCCGTTACGATTCTTTTTTCATCATTAAAGTGATGTTTAACCGTTGGTTTTTGTTTATCAAAGAAATAAGCGTTCTTTTGAGTGGCAGGATAGTCAACAAAAGCGTTAAAATCCATTCCATCATCCTCAGAATTAAGCACTACTTTATATAAAGGCAATTTATCCATACCTTTAAAACGAAAAAAGCCGTATTTTGTACGACTTTTAAACATAAATATGTGATAATTAACTAAATAGATGCAACGGTTTTTATCTTTTCGGCTGCCCTATCTACTTTATTAAAAGAATCTACTACTAATACGGGTGCACCTTGTTGGTTAAGTAGTTGAGCAATGTTAGTAAGGTTATCATTTTGTTGTGCTTGACCGTTAGAACCACCATTTGCGCCACCACTTGCTATACTTGGAATTGGTATTTTGTCACCACCACCTCCACCACCTCCACCAGGTTGAAATTTAGTAGCTGCTATTTTTGCAATTTGTGAAATACCAATCGCTCCTGCTATACCTGCCTTTACAAAGTTTGCACCCGTTAAAGCATCTTGAGGTACTGCTAATTGTGCTACTACTGCACTCGCAGTTGAAGTAGTTGCTTGTGCTATTCCTGCAGCCTTATTAATATTAAATTGTCTCCTTGCATCTTTTTCAGAATCTTTACTAAATGCACTTGACAAATTAGATAATATTTCAAAACCTTGTGAGGCATATTCTCCCACTTGGTTTATGTTAGCTATCTTTTCATCCAATGCTTTTTGGTCTGCCTCGCTTATAGCTATTCTACCTTGTTCAGTATAATAATTTGCAAGTGCTAATTTAGCTTGTTCAAATTGTTCCTCAGTAATTAATTTAGAATCTAATTTCTCTTTTAATTTAGCAACTTCATTCGCTTCTTCAATATCAAAACCTTCTAATGTTTTTTGCAAACTTTCTTCTCTAAGTGAAAATAACTGTGCTTCTAATTCATTTTGTGCTAAAAGTTGTTTATCCTTTTTTTCCTTTGCATATTTGTCGGTAATTTCTTGAACTGCTTTTGCTTGTGCCTCTTCTAATAATTTTACATCTTCACCGTTCTTTTTTGCTGCTTCTAAAATTGCAAAATACTTGTCATACACTGCATTTATTTCTTGTTGTTCTTTAGACAATTTAGAAGTCAAATATTCATCTTCTAATGCTGCAAGGTCTTGTAAAAATTTAGCTTGTGCATCCGCTTCTGCTATCCTTTGTTTTTCAGCAAATCTTTTTTCCTCTTCAATTCTTTTGTCATTGGCTTCCTTTCTTGCTTTTGACTTTGCTGCGATTGCATCTTTCTCTGCTTTCACTTCCTTTGCTTTGAAAACCGCATCATCTAAAACTGCCTTTTCACCCATTTTAGTATTTTCAACTAATGCCTCTTG